TAAATTTATCTCCTATCATTGAAAGAGTACCATCAAAAGTCTTAGCCATTTCATCACTAGCACCCACTATTGACAATGTGCCTTCTCTAAATGCTTTAATAATATGTTCTTTAGATTTTTCTGCACTCATTTGAACACCGGCTTCAAAACCTAATAGTTCTCTTACACCTCTTTCTCTAAATAAATCAGCAGAGTTGATACCAGCAGAAAATACTCTTTGTAGTTGTTCAGCAGTTGTTTGAAAATCTAAACCTGATGCAGATGCTATATCACCAGTTATTTTTAATATTTCGTTAAGTTCGTCAGCATCTTTAGAAACTACCGATAGATTTGCTGAACCTCTTTGAATTTCTTGTAATGAAAAAGGTACTTGACCAGCAAATTTAATTAAACCTTTAAATGCTTTCTCACCTTCTTTTGCATCTGCAAATAAAAATTTAAATCTTACTCTTAGTCTTTCTACTTCTCTTGCAGTATCTAGGAAACCTTTAGCTACAAAACCAGCACCAAGACCAACTAGAGCATTACGCAAGTTAAAAACAGAATCTTTTACTCTATTTATACCAGCAGTAGCAGACTTCATAGCTTGTCTGGTCTTATCTTTAGCTATTATGTCTATATTAACTTGTTTAGTTGCCACTTATCGCCTTGCCCTTTCTAATCGTTCTTGTCTTTCTCTTTCTTCGTTTTGAATCTCAAAATATGCTACCCATAAATAAAACTCATCAACTGACATTTCTAAAATTTCGGCAACTGTTTTGTGTAGTTTTTCTGCTAACCCAAAGATATTATGCAACTCAACATTATTTTTTAGTTTTTTTTATTGTCCTCTATATCTTTGTTTTCCGTACCCATTATTTTAGTAGCAACCTCTGCTATAATGTTTGTATCTGCTTTTGTTTTAAAACCTAATACATCTTGCCCATTAAACATTTTTTTTCCATCTGCTGTTAAAGATTTTTCAATAATAACATCAATCAAAACTAATAAATCTGTATTACTTGCACCTTTGAAAATCTTTTGCTTTTCCATCATATTAAATGGTTTACAATGAATAGCTTTATCGCCAACTAAACCCCACTCTGGAACTTCAATAATTTTAGTATCTAATGTACTAAAATGATCTCTGATACCATCAAAATAATCAATTTTATTGTCAGTCATAAATTAATTAAACAGTTCCGATAGTAAGACCACCAGTACCCTGAATTGATACAGTTCTAGTAGTAACACCATCTAAAGTAACACCTACTGACATTCCTGTAACAATACCAGTTCCAGAGAATTTTCTGTCACCTGATTCATTTCCTTCTGGTAAAAATGCAAATGTTAACTCTGCACCTTGTACCATAGTTGTTTGACCACTATCAGTTTCGTCAAAGTTCATATCTATACTAGCAGTAAAAGTACCTCTACCAACTAGAAATGATTTCATTGAATTTCCTAATGCAGTATCTTCAACTGTATCGTGTGTAGTGTCTACTGTAAATCCAGTAGCATTTCCAAGTGTTGTACCTCCTATGGTTACAACTCCTTCTTTTCCATGATGTGTTGCCATTCAAACCTCCTTTTTTGTTATTTGGCTATTTTTTGTTATCTTCTTGTTTTACCACTTTTTCACTTTTTTTAACAACTTTTTTTTGCCCTTCTAAGGTATATCCGTTGCTTTCAAAATGCTCTATGTGATCTTCTGAGCATTTTATAATATCGTTGCCTTTCTTCATAGTTACTTGTTTTGCCATTATGCACTCCCTCTTGTAAATTCATAAATTACTCTAGCAGTTATTCTAACACCACCATAAGGGTATATAGTTCCCTCATCTGTTGATGCTTCAACTATCTGGGTATCTAAAGCATTTCCATTTCTAGTTATATCATTATCTAGTGTTTCTTCAACTACTTCTATTAATTGGTTTCTTACTGTATCTATATTGCTATCTGTACCTTTTCCAAAAGCTACAATTAAAAAATCTATACTTCCTCTATAACTTCCAGCACCAGTATCACCTATGCTTGAAACTTCTCTTGTCTCATCTCCTGATTGCACAAATAAAGCTGGGAACTGTGCATCTGCTAATTCTTCTACTTCAAAAGGTTCTCTTGTTATCTTTTTAAATTCTATAGGGCTAGTAACTGCATCAAGTTTTGTAATTATATCACCAGCTATGTTTTCTCTTTTGCTCATATTTTCATTTCTTTGAAATAAGTTTTTGTAAACTCTTGTCTTATCTTATCTTCCTCTTTATCTCCAATTGAGAAAAAAGGTCTAATTGTTTTCTTTTTCCCAACTCCAAAAAAATCGTGAAATGATGCTTTTTCATTTTGATCTTGACCTCTAAAAAATAAGGAACTTTTTAATCCTTTAGTTTTAAAGGTTAAACTTCTAAACATTTGTCCAGAATCTTCTAAATCTACAAAACCAGTTTGCCTTCCCTTTTTTTTTCTCCTTTTTATTGTAGATTTTGCATAAGGTTTCATTCTTCCCCCATCTGGCAACAGTCCTTTTTTAGTTCTTTTATCAATCATAAATATTGCCATATTAGAAACTTTGCTTAATGCTTTTGTAACAGATGATTTTTGTTTTCTGGTCATTCTTTTGAGTTCGTTTACAACATTAATAGTATTCACCTTAACTTGTACTTCCATTATCTAACTAACCTTAAATGATGGATTGGCTCTTTTTCTGAATCACTTACTGCTCCAGAACTGTCCTCATCATACTCAACACCATCTCTCAATATAGCTTGAAATTCCTCTTCATACCTATCTCTGTAAAAATCTATCTGCACTTGAAACGCATCTTTTCCTTCACCAGTATCAGGATCACGCCATTTAGTAAGAATAGGATAAACATATTTCCATAAAGCCAGATACACTACTGATTGTGTCCATTGTGCATTAGTTAATTTACTGTTGGTCATTTCAATAGATGTAACTTTAGTAATATCTTTGTAGCGAACTTGGTGTCTGTATCTTTCCCACCATTCCTCTCTAACTCTTCTTATTACATCATTTTCTGCAAATTGTAACTGGTCGCCAAAGTCTGTAATACCAAAGCCTAGTATATCTGGCTGTATAGCTTGTAAGTTAGAATTTGCTACACTAAATTCTGTAGTAGCCATTATTTAGCCTTTTTGGTTGTAGTTTTTTTTACTGTTTCTTTTTTTGGTTCTGCTTTTGGTGTTGGTTGTGGTTTAGGTTTGTTATCTACTAAACTCCAACCTCTTATAGCCCACATTCCTTTATTGTTCTCATAATCAACTTTACTTCTTTCTATAACTCTATCGCCTTTTACAAGTTTGACCATCTCCATAATAAACTCCTTTTTAAAAGGGGTGGTTTCCCACCCCATAAGTTATTAGTTAGCTAAAGTGTCGCCAGTTAATTTAACACCATAACTATCATGTAGTTCGCCAACTCCATAAACTGCTGTAGCTACAATCTCATCTGCTCTTAAAGAAGCATCTCTTTGTGATTCAATTTTAAGGTCTTGCATCATAGCTAAAGCTAAAGCATCTTGTGAGAATACACCACCAATAGAGTCGTCTGATCCATCTACAGATACATTTGAAGATTCAAAAATTTGTATTCCAGCAATAGTTCCTACAAATCCACTTCTCATAGCTTCATTTGAAAGTTCTGTATCTCTGCCTACAAATGTATTAGTTAATGACTTCTTAACATTAAAAATCATCTTTGGGTGAAATACACCATAATAAGGTGCTGGTGCATTTGCTGTTACTAATTCAGCACTTGCTTCAAATAAATCTGTTACTGTTATTTCGTTTCCAGCCCCACCACCTTTTTCAGTTGAGAAGCCAGTGAACAAAGCTGATAAATCTCCATCAATCTTTTTTGCTATTGCTTCTCCAAATAATCTACCAATATCTCCAGCAACATTTCTTGATGCTGAGTTTCTTGCTAAATCTGTAAGTGTTGTCATAATTCCAACTTCTGAAGCTGTAATAGTTACAGAACTTGGGTTCACTGCTGTATTTGATAAGTCAGATGCTTCACTAACTGCTGATGCTGATACTGTTGAATAAATAGGTACTTCAACTGCCTTACCTCCTCCAGCGATTGTATAGTTTCTAACTAAATTTCTCATTATTGATTGCTCATTAGCTACAAATAATGCTTCTGCTACTATCTCAGTATAGAGTTCTGATATAGTACTACTTGTGGTTTCGTTTGCCATGTTAACTCCTAAAAATAAAAAAATTAAAAATTATGAATTAATCACTCTAGGCTGAGAATTTTTTTTCTGCTTCCATTTAGCATATTTTTCTCTGTCCTTTGGATTACTCATGTCTAAATCCTCAATTTTAAATACGGAGTTGAGTCCTCCTTGATCCACATTTGACACCGAACCACTACCTGATGGGGTAGCAGTTACAAAGTGAGGGTTCTGTGTTAAAAACTCTTGCACTAATTCGTCAGTCGTTAAGAGTTCCCCGTTGCTGTTATATCTTGCAATTCCGTTTTTGTCTAGTATTTCTACATTACCAGATTCATTTAATTTAATATTTTTATTAAGTAATTCTACAACTTGGTCTGGATTTATTGCTCTGTTTTTTGATGCTGAAGATAATAAAGATTTATTTATTTTTATATCTCTAAGTTGTGTTTCTAAATTAGCTTTTTCTTTATTCCATTCTTGACTTTTATTTTTTAGTATCTCCTCAAACTCACCCTTTTGAATTTTTTGTTTTTCTTCTGTTTCTTTTTGTGCCTTTACTATATTAATTGCTGTATCTATATCATCAACTCCCATTCTTTTATTTATTGCTAGGCGTTCTTTTAATAATCTTCTTTCAACTATTTCAGTTAGTTCATCTTTAGTAAAAGTTTTTTCTTTAGGTTTTTCTTCTACTGTAGGTGTTTGAACTTCCTCAGTAGTTTGAGCAGTTTGTTCTACTTCTTTATTTTCAGTTTCATTAGACATTTATATTTTCTCCGGTTGTAATTTATTTATATCAAAGTTTTATTTAAAAATCTATATATTAGTATTTTCTGCTAACTTTAATTCTTTTACTTTTTCATTTTTCTGTATTGCTTTTGCTATCATTTCTATTTTTTCATCTGGGTCTAAAGTTGCTACTATAGGAAACTCCTCTTTAAATATTTCTTCATACAAATCATAAAAATCTGTTGGTGTTCTTGCTTTTAATAATTTATCTAATCTTTCTTTTTCTGATAATGCCATTTTTCCCTCTATAATTTTTCTAAAATTTCTAATCTTTTTTCAAATTCTTTAACTGTGTTAGGTATTATTTCTTTTGCAAGTGCATAAGCCTTTTTATCGTGTCTTATTGCAAATAAATTAGCAAATGTTTCTTTTTCTATTCTTCCAGATTGTCTATAGTATTTAACTCCATGACCCCACGTATTATATGTTGTTTGAAAAGTACCCCTCATTAAAGCATCTACTATATCACTTACTTCTGCAAAACCATCACCTTTTAATTCTGTTATTGTAGTGTTATAACCTAAATTAGGGTCGTTGTCTAAAAATACTTTTTTAGTCTTTCTAATTCCAATTTTTGCAAATAATTTATCTGCAACATCTCCTTTTCCCTCATATTTAATTTTAAAATCATCATATTTATTTCCAAATAAATTTTTTCTATCTTTTTTTATAGCATCTACAAATCCTTGATTAGATTGCGACCAAGCAATATTCCT